ATTATTGAGATTAGCACCTCTTATTTTATAATATGTTTCTATATTAGGCGAATCGATAGAAATACTCAAATGTTTTAATGATGAATTGACTAACTTTATCATTTTTTCATCGGATAGATTTACTAAATTCGTATTGGTAGATGACCAAGTATTATTATTTAATACTTCTAAAGCTTTCCAAAACGATGGACTTAACGTAGGTTCTCCGACTCCGTGTAATTGTATATATTTAGCATTATGTATATAAGGTTTTAATTGTTCCAATATTTTTTCAGATAAATGAACTTTATCTCTACCAAAATTCTCAGCTGATTGAGTACACATTACACATTTTAAATTGCATATTGATGTAGTTTCTATATTGAGGGATTTTGGATAATTCATAAATTTCAAAAAATAATATCGTTATCTATGGATATTGACAATATCTTAACTCCGAGAGTTCGATTGTCGCCTCCGACTGTATATGGATTTTTCAAATTAATTTCAAATTCTGATTTCCCAGAAGTTTTAATTTTTACTACATTCAAACAATCTGTTTTTAACTCCATTTCATTATTATCATAATACAAAATATTATCCACTTCGGATGTAACTGTTAATGTAACATAATCGATGTTATTTACTATCCCGCCAAAAATGGTAGAAGACCAAATCCATTTTGTAGATTTGTTACTTTCTAAAGAATAAATTCCATGGGTAAATTGTATTTGTTTTTTACTATCGTCTAGTTGATTATAATTGATTTTCATAACAGTTTCTCATCAGTTCATAGGCGTGGTCTAATTCTGGATATGACCACTCTTGATCTACAGAATAATTAGTACTAAACGACTCCATCCCACTTACTTTATCTATTTTATATTTTACTAATCCATCATAGTCCAAACCAAGATAATCCACTTGTCCACCATACCCAGTTGTAACCACTTTTTTACCATAGTTGAACGCGTCAAATATAGTTAATCCAAATCCCTCTCCCTTGTTTAAACTAACATAACAATCTCCAAAACTATGTAACCCTAATATATCTCTGTTACTTAGATTATCTAGTATAATATGAATAGATGTGCCTAACTTATTAGTCAATTTATTAATGGTATCAACACAATATTGTCTATTAGTAGGATGATAGTCTCTATAATGAATCTTAAGCAGAAGTTGGGTATCTGGATAATTATCATTAAATTTATCAAATACTGTTACTAAATCTTCTATACCCTTTCTAAAATTCAATTCACCTATATTATAAAATGTATATTTGTTTTTTGGTACTACATTTCTAGTATGATCATATATGGTTATACTGTCTTTATCGATTAAATTTTGACGATGCCATATATGAGGTACAACTTTTATAATAGATTTTACCCCGGAATTTATAAAACATTCTTTGTTAAATACCGATGGTACCCAAACTTCCGGTACAAGATTAATACAATCTACCCACTTTGCTGGTAGCTTATTTGTTTCCCATGTGCAATATCCAACTACATTTTTAACGTTATGTTTATGAGTTAATATCAACTCATTCCAAATGTCCGGAGTGCTATGTAAAATCAATGTGTCATATTCTTTATATGAAACGCCTACACGACTTTCTGCTAAAGCATCTACATAATAATTCTTATCATTGTTACTATTATCAAATAATAATGGCATCCAACTAACAGACACATTGCGTAAAACATAGTCTGCCAAATAGCCTTTAGCGGCACTAGCATAACCGCTAGTGCCGCTTTGACCAATATATTTAATATTACCTACGTCGTTTATTTCGACGGATGAAAGAATAACTGGTTTACTACTAACTATTCGTGATACTTTCTTTATCATTTACCGATTGTTTTTATCAACTTAGCAATACAAGCCATAAACGTAATCTCTTTATCTACAACCATTGCACTCTGATACATATATTCGGCAACTTCAATAATCACAGTTACTTCTTTACCCGGAGCAAAATCACTAGCCTTAGTATACAATTCACTATATAATTCATCGAATGTTTTTGTTCCAGCATCTGCTACCAGCTGTCTGATCTCATTAAATGCTTTTGAATTTGTTTTACTGCCATTCAAAATAGAAATCAAACTAGATTTCAAGTCAACACTTGCATTCTGCGTCTTAACTAGTTTAAGACTCCCACTTGTACTACTCTGTTGTAGATAATTGATTACTTTACGAATGTCAGGATAGAAATTATCCAATACAATCTTCAAGTCTGATAGTTCATACTTAATTGCTTCTTTATCAAGAATGTTGCGTACATAAACAGCTACATCTTTCTTTGTAGGAGGTTCGATCTCAAATACTTGACAACGACTAATCAATGGTTTAATGATCTTTTCCACATAGTTACATGTTAAAATGAATCGTGTAGATTGACTATATGTCTCCATTAGATTACGAAGAGCCGCTTGAGCCTCAGTAGTGAAGAAATCAGCTTCGTCCAGAATAACAATCTTTAATGCTTGAAATCCGGTAGATCCAGCAAATCCTTTGATTTTAGTACGTACCATTTCAATGCCGTTAGTATCACTAGCATTGATGTAAATCACATCTGATGGAATATTCTTAGTTAAAATCTTAGCAAGAGTAGTCTTACCAGTACCAGCTCCGCCATGAAACAACAAATGAGGAATATCATTTCTTTTGATAAAGTCATTCAAAATATCTTTCAAATGACTGTCACAAATATAACCATCTACATTATTTGGACGATACTTTTCAGCCCAAAGAGTATGAGATGACGACTGTGTTTCTGTTTCTTCTGAAAAGAAGCTCATATAATATTAGTCAACGTTCTTGATTTCAACCAAGTAATAGCTACTGTTAAATAGATCGTTATTAAACTCAACGTGTGCAATACCAGCATCACTGATCTTTAGTACAGCATTTTCACAATCACTATTGCTAGTCAGAATCTCTTTTAGATACTTGGCACTGAAATGAATAGTCTTGGCAAGAGTATCTTTACCTTCAGTTGGCTTAAAATCAATACTAATACGATTACTATTCACACTGCTAAAACCAATAACCAACTTAAGTTTATCTTTCTTATCTTTTGTAAAAGTCAAAGTATCTACATCACTCAAAGCATTCTTAGCTTTTACAAAAGTACCAACGAATTCTTTGGTAAGAGGAATTTCCAGATTGAACGGAGGCAACTTCTTGAGTTCTGGTACTTTAGGAATAACACTAAGATCTGCGGTAACGTACTGTACATCAGTACTTTCTCCGGTTAACGATAGTGATACAATCTTATCTTCACGGGTATTAAATGAGATATTTACTTCATCATTCAAAACACTAAGAAGTTTCTTTAGTTTAGCTGTATCATTGATACCAATCTCAGCATCATTCAAACCAGCACTGTCTTTAATAGACACGAATGAAAGTACGTTCTTATCATCACTGATAGAAGCGGTTTTGATTTGTTTATTTGCACTATCAACGACCCACTTTACACTTTCAATGGTTCCGTTGAGTGAATACTTGTCGATAAATGTATTAATTGTTTGTTTCTTCATACTCTACAATCTTATTCTAAGTTTAATGTTTTGTCAATTTTAAAATGTGAAATCGAAAAATTCTTCAGAAGCTTTGCACAAATCTTCTACGGAACTCAAGCATTTAATGCCGTTTACATACAAATCGTCTGGGGATACATAAAAGTAACCAATTTTATAATCAGCATATGCAACAGTTCTCATTTGATAATATACCTTCACATTGCTACTGTCATTTGTTCTAAACTCAATATAATAGATTTTAGGATCACTTAACCTATATAACTGATTCTTTGGAACAAACAATTTATCACACAATATTTGATTTGGCGCAAATTCTACATATGGACCACGTTGTCCAATAACTACACGTTCATATTTACGAGCAATAACTGTATCATAACTTGTTTTTAACTCTAATGACGATCCCTCTTCGGATATTTTTAATAAATCTTTATACTTCTTCATAACAATTTTAAAAACTAAAAAACTCTTCCAATTTAACATCTGTCTCATTTGGATAACTCCAATTCAACACATTATAAAAGTCTAACAACTTACCTCTGAGTTCTTGTTCATACATAGCATTTCTATCTACATATTGTTCAATAAACTCCATAATACGATCAGGATCAGTACCATCCGCTTTCATAGCAATACCCTCAATACCATATTGATTTTGTTTTAGATATACCCACTTGATCTTTTGACCGTGGAAGATCTCTGGTACTTCTTTGTCCAACTTCCAAGTCTTCAACAAATCATTATAAGCCAAAGCAGCCTTAGCTTGCGCTGGAGTACCATCTATAAACTGAAATGGATGTCTAGTCTTTGGATTATAATCATTATCTCCATTTTGACTTTTAAATTTTACACTAGTATTCTTTGCAATCTCAATAACTGGATAAGTAGACATCTTATCCTTAAATTCAAGAATACTAGCATCGATTTGATCTTTTGGAAGTTTACGCAACATATCATCCAAGAACTTTTGCATAAACTTACGAAATCGAATTGGAAAGCTAGTACGAACTACGTCAATACCCTTTACTTCCATTTCATCACACTCAATACCAGCTTTGTTGATAATAAACTGAGCATAACGTTTCTTAGCCAACCAAAAACTAGTCTTAGCAATAACTTCTTGTTTTGCATCAAATCGATGTTTTTCAATGTTGAAGTAACGTTTTGCCATTACATCATAAAACTTATTAACAAATGATTGTACATCACCGGTTACTTTTAGAATAGCTTCTGTCATTGCTTTTTCATCGTTTAGATCGATATCAGGCATATTCTTTTTGATGATAGGTAAAGCACTAGCAAAACAACTATCTGTGTCTGTATAAATAACCCAATCTCCTTCTTTCTCATTCAATGAACGTTTGAAACATTCATTAATAGCTTTACCAGTAGATTTGATAATATCTTGACCTGTTATGGTAACAGCACTCGCGTTATCCTTGTCATAAAATCTAAAGATCGGTAGACCCAATACACCATAGATTGAATTAAGTAATACTTTTTGTACTTTTTGACGACCATCATAAAATTCATATTTTTCCCATTCTTTTAAATCTGCATGCTTTTTAGCAAGTTTACGAAGATCTTTACGTTCATCGAACCACTTTACTAGAATTTCTGGAATAACCCCAGTCTTGTCTTTCTTACACATTACACCATTACTAGCCACACTCAAATTGCTTTGGGTAACCAATTGTTTAAATTCATCATTGGTATAAACTGTAGATCCAACGTGATACTTACCAATTTTGTCTTGAGCAAACAATCTAGCATTAAATGCGTACAATCGTTGTTCAAGATATTGAGCAAATGGAGTCTTCTTTTGAGCACCATCACTTAGATTCTCATAATCCTCACGAATTTCTTTGGTACGATCTTCAACATAAGAATCATCATATTCGATCTTATTAATTACCGCTACTTTAGTTTCAGGTGATAAGTTAAGACTGATGATGATATTCGGATACATTGATGTAAGATCCAAGTCAAAGACCCAATCATAACGACCGGGAGTAGGAGCTTTAACATAAGCACCTTCAAAACCTTGTTCATTATCTTCCATTTGAGTTTCATATTCATCGCGACCATCCAATGATTTATTTTTAGCGACTTGTCCTTTGCGACGTAGATACATAAGAATAGCACCTTCAATGAAACGAGAACTCATTTCATACCATTCATATGGAACGTGACCCTTGTGACAAATAGCCCTTGCCAATTCAATAAACTGTAACTTCTTTTCTAGTGCTACAATGATTTGTACGTCGTTCAAGTTATATTCAATATACTTGTTGATATCAGCTTTGTACAAATCATCCAAACTGCCTTTATAGGCAATCTTCTCCATACCCACGATCTTTTTACCAATAGCTCCAAGAGCATAACTAGCTTCTTGTTTGATATTAAGCTTCTTGTAAAGAGTCATATAATCCAAATGAGTTACCCCAGCTACAATAACTTTTTTATTCCAGTCATTGATATAAGCAACTTGAATTGGACTCAAACGTTTTGCATTGTTTGGACCAATAATATTTTTCATACGACGAAACAGATATGGCATATCGAAGTTATCACTATTCCAACCAGTACTAATAGTAGGTTGAATTTCTTCCCATTTGGTAAGAAAGTGCATCAATAGACTGTCTTCATCTGTAAAACTACGTACTTCTACATTTTCTTTAACGAAGTCCTGTAGCTTTTGTTCTTTGTCCAAAATGAAAGCTGTATATTTAGATGTACAGCTATCATAAATAGCAATAGCTGTAATTTCTTTATCAGCTTCTTCTACGTTTGGAAAGCCACCTTCGGTACTAACCTCAATGTCAAGATATACAACACGATGTCCTTCAGATGGTTCGTCACTATCCTCATAAGCATCAATCAAAATACGAGTTTCTGCTGGAACATCGCTTTCAAATAGACTTGGGTCTTTTGGACTAAATTTGTAGACTTTTTCTAATTCGTCTCCATAAATACTACGATACATTCCACCTTCACGCTTTCGATAAGCATATGGACGATACGGAACCGTTACATATCCTTTTTTATCATCCCACAAGTGAATAATGTTATCTTTCTTTGAAACAAATATATTTTGATACATACAACCACTATACCTTCAATTTAGCAACAAGTCCAGTGAAAACTGCGTGATGTTCTTCTTTTACGTGTTGAGCGCATTGTAATATTCTATCCATCAATTTTTTATGTTTAATAGCAACAAATAAACACGGTTCAAGTTCTTCGCCTGATAATACAGGTGGAGTAATTTTATTAATACAAAACCACAACATTGCTAATTCGTCTTCTGTGAGAGACTGTAAATGATCTAATTTCATTGATTAATTTTATTTAAAATATAATTTACTCTAGCTATTGGTGTATGATATGTTGACACTTTCTCAAAACATTTAAGTGTCATATCTTTAATTTTTTGTTTATCGGATATATACTTCAAAAGCACATCATATAAATTTGATGTCGAATTATACTCTAATATATCGGTTCCATCAATAAATGAATTAGGATATTCAATTGTCCATTTTTGAATACATGGCAAAGAATAATTGGCAGCAATTTGCCATAGTCTAGCATTACATTGTCCCCCTCCATATGAGTCTAATACAAGCCAACTATCAGATATACTTTTATAATAATCGTTTTGATAATTAGTGACAACGTTATATCCGTGTTTTTTAAATTGATTGGCTATATACGTACATCCAGGTCTTAAACCAGTACTATGATTGGCTCCCCAAGTACACAGTAGATCTATTTTTTTATCGTCATTGAATTTATTTGTTTTAAAATAGTCAGAAACTGATGCAAATGGAAGTGGAATTATTCCTACGTCTTTATCAGTCGATGTACATTCACGTTTAAAATACCACTTACATTTTAATAACATCGATGGATTTAACCACGGATCATTTCCTTTATGTCCAGTATAAGTTAATTCACTACCATCTATATAAACAGTTCTATCTTTTCTATTTATCAAGTCCAATAAATAATATTTGGGAGGATTGTTAGTATTAACTTTACCCCATAATACGAATATATAATCAGCATCTTTAGCGTGATGTACTATTTCAGCATCAGAATAGGAAACATCTACACCGTTTCCAATATCAGAACAATACAACTCATGATTTGCTAATTTTAAACCCTCTATAATTGAAGATGCCAAATAATCATGCTTCAAATTTGGCGTGATACATACTAATTTCATTTTAGTTTAATTCCAAAAATATTTTGTCCGTAATTTACAAATAGAGCGTTATCCAACTTAGATTTTAATAAGAACAATTCTTTAGAGTGTACTTCTTTTTCTTCATCCTCTACTTCTTTAACACTAAAACTATTACCCAACTTAGTAACACTAGCTTCTCTAGCACTCATAACGATTTGTGGCGTAACTACTAAATAGTCGCCTGATTTTAATTCTTTCTTCTTTTTAGACTTATTATCCAATACGGTTACATTACCACTCATTACATATACGTGAGTAAACTTTTCATTAGATTTAACAAAGAATGTGGATTGACTAAATGCTACACTACATAACGTAGTAAGTAATGTATTTAGATTAGTACTTTCACTAACACAATATAGTTCTCCGTTGAGAGTAAAGTTAAACATTGCGTCCTTTACTTTAACCACTTCAGGCAATTTAAAATCATTTACATATTCAGTACTTGTTTGATTAAAGTATGTGGAAGTGTTTTCTTTCTGAAACACTGCAATACGATATGGTATTATATATGATACACTAGAGTTGGTTGTGTTTATATTAAGACTATTAGTAATAGTATATGTTTTACCAATAGTAGTAGGTAATACGTTTAATTTATTATTAATTACCTCGGTTAATTCCACCTGACCAACTGTGTCATAAACAAAAAGATCGTTGGCGTGGAGATTAAATGATGTCAATAGAATAGTTAGAAATTTCTTCATATACAATATATAGTTTTTATAGATTGACTTTTATTAATTATACATTAGGATGATAGAATGTCAATTGAAGAAATTAAAGAAATAAAAAAGAAACGAGTCAGTTTTAGCCAATATTCTACATTTCTAAAATGTCCGCAAAAGTGGTATTTGGATTATGTCAAGAATCTTCGGGTTAAAGATGATAATATTAATACTACGTTTGGAACTGCCATTCATCATGCATTTCAAACATATCTTACCGCATTATATAAGGAAGGTGTCGGTATTGCCGACTCATTAGATGTAAAGAAGCTATTCTTAGATAAGTTTAATGAGGAAATCAAAAAGGTAAAAGATGTAAAAGAAGAAGAGTTTACCGACTTTATTTTCGACGGAAATGATATCGTTGATACATTTTGTAAATCTGCAAATAGGTTAAAATACTTTCCTACCAAAGACTATGAACTAATTGGCATTGAAATTCCACTTGAGATTCCAATCAAAAATAATGTGGAGTTTGTAGGCTTCATCGATATCGTCCTAAAAGAACGAAACAAAGAATATTATCGTATTATTGACTTCAAAACATCTAGCAGTGGTTGGAATAGTTATATGAAAGAAGATGTAAGTAAACTTGCACAGTTACATCTATACAAATCTGTATACAGCAAAAAGTTTAATGTGCCACTCAATAACATCGAAGTAGAGTTCTTTATCGTAAAACGTAAACTTTATGAAAATGTAAGCTTCCCACAAAGCAGAATTCAGTTATTTAAACCGGCCGCTGGTCCTACTATCATTAAAGAATCGATCAAATCATTTGTTGAGTTCTTAGACTACGGATTTACTTCAGATGGAAATTATAATGAAACCAATCAATATATAAAAGTTCCTGGTAATGGTAAAAAGAATTGTAAGTATTGTACCCATTACAAAAAAATATGTGATGGTAAGGCTACAAAATTATAATTAATACTTTACATATGTGTATATCTATATATGTACATATGTTATGGATCAATTTGTTACAACAGTAAAACTTAATCAAGAATTATATAATCAGTTTAAAGAACTGAATATACGAGGAAAAATATCTTTCCAAGACTTTGTAAATAAGTGTCTTGAAAAGTATTTGATAGACGCTAAATTTCAAACAGAAATTAGCGAAAGTATTTCTACTAAGTTAAGTTTTAATGCTCCATTTTCATTATCAAAGGAATCTAAATGAAAAAGAAAAAGATACTATTATTGAGTGATGATTTAAGAATGCATAGTGGTGTGGCTACAATGAGTCGAGAACTCGTATTAGGCACTCTTCATCACTATGACTGGGTGCAAATTGCAGGTGCCATTAAACATCCAGAGGGCGGCAAAGTTGTGGACATGAAAGACGCATGTGATAAGTTGAATGGTAGATCTGATAATTACCTTAGATTATATCCAGTAGATGGTTATGGAGATGAAGATATTTTATACCAGATCATTGCTATAGAAAAACCTGATGCAATTATGCACTTCACTGATCCTCGTTTCTGGGGATGGTTGTATAATATCGAACATCAAATTCGTAGTAAAATCCCACTAACTTACCTGGATATCTGGGATGATTTACCATATCCAATGTGGAATAAACCATTCTATAAAAGTTGTGACGCTTTATTTGCTATTAGCAAACAAACAGATAATATTAATAAATGGGTACTAGGACCGGAAAATTGTACTAGTATCTACGGTGATTTTGACAATAATGGAAATATAATAAAGGAGAACGTTTAATATGCCAGTAAAAGGAAAACATCTATTACACTTGGTACCACATGGTATTAACAGTGACGAATTTAAACCACTTCCAAAAAGAGATTCTTCAGTTGAAAAGTTGAAGAAAAGTTTATTGGGAGAGGGTGATTACAATTTTATAGTAGCATTCAATAGTAGAAATGCACATCGTAAACATCCAGCAAATCTAATTTTAGCATTTAAATCATTTTGTGCTTCTATTGATCCAGAACAAGCTAAAAAATGCGCTTTAATTATGCATACCGATAAAGTGTGTGAAGCTGGTACTGATCTTGTAGCTACGATTCAAGCGGTGTGTCCAGAGTATAAAGTGGTATTGGACGAGTCTCGTAGATCGCCAGAAGAAATGGTAGCATTCTATAATCTGGCTGATGTTACCGCCAATGTTAGTTCCAATGAAGGATTTGGTTTAAGCATCGCTGAAAGTATTATGTGTGGTACTCCTGTCATCGCTACGGTCACAGGCGGTTTACAAGATCAACTAGGAATTGTTACAGACGATGGTAAGCCGGTAGAATTCAATCTTGAATTTGGCACCAATAGTACAGGAAGATACACAAAACATGGCATTTGGGCTAAGCCTATTTGGACTAAAGTGCAAAATCTTCAAGGCAGTCCTCCCACTCCGTATATCATGGATGATTTGACGAATTATACCGATATTGCTGATGCAATTGCATATTGGTATTTAGTTGGAAGTGATAAACGTGAACAATATGGATTAGAAGGTCGTAGATGGGCAATGAATGAAGGCGGAATTAATAGTTTAAACATGTGTAATCAGTTTATTAAAGCGATGGATTTCACATTAAATAATTTTACTCCTGTTAAATCATTTGACATCTTTACTAATAATGGTTATGATATTAAATCATTACCTAACGATAAATTGGGATTTGATTTACACGTTGTAAATTTAGAAACTATTAAGCAGACTATTTCATGAAGATTCAAGTATTAAAAAACGAAGATTATCAAGATGTAGAAAATCTACCAAAAAAAGGCACAGAACGTGCTACTGGTTATGATGTTATTGTTACAAGTGAACCCGAAATCATCGGGGAAACATACAATAATGGTACATATAAAAGAATCGATTATATTCAGTATAAAACAAATCTTAAACTAGCTGTACAACAAGAAAGACAGTATAGTGGATTTGGTCATACCGATATTGATTATGATATCCTAGCATTTCCTCGTAGTAGTGTTAGCAAGTACAATTTAGTATTGGCTAATTGTATTGGGTTGATTGACGCTGATTATCGTGGCGAAGTATTACTAAGATTCAAATATCAATGGCAACCAGAAGACTATAGAATCAGAATTGATAATCTAATTGAAGGAATCGTAAATTCCAATAAACTTTATAAAAAAGGAGATAAAGTCTGTCAACTCAAAGTGACTAAAGTAGAAAATGTAGAATTCGTATTGGTAAATGAATTAGATTCTACAAATAGAGGCGAAGGCGGATTTGGCAGCACCGATGATAAAAAAGGTGAACGAGTCGAAATTGCACAACTTCAAATGAGTAAAATGGAAGCACTCTATAATAGTTTAGGTGGAATTCCTACTCCAAATAAAAAGTATAGTCAGTTAGTTAGTGAAAGAGATACAAAACAATTTAATCAATAATATGAACAAACCATTATGTCTAATTTCAGGGCCAGTATTTAACCGAAGCGGATATGGCGACTGGGCCACAGCTATTGCTAAAAGCATCATTCGTTATGATAAGTATGATGTTAAAATTGCTCCGGCAAAATGGGGCAATTGTCAAAGTAAACGTTTTCTTGAGGATCTGACCGATCCTGAAGACAAATTACTTGCGAGCAAATTCTTGCAAGGAGCTTTAAATAAACAACCAGATGTATTTATTCAACTAACTATTCCGGAAGAATTTCAACCAATTGGTAAATACAATATTGGAATGACAGCTGGTATCGAAACTACTATTCCACCAGGCAGTTGGATCGAAGGTGTTAATAGAATGAATCTTACTATCGGATTGTCTAATCATGTTAAAAAAACATTTACCGAGACAAAGTTAGCAAAACAATTGGAAAACGGTCAACAAATTCCAATTCAAGTTGAAAAACCTATCGAAGTATGTTTCTGGGGAGCAGATACCAATATCTTTAAAAAGACAGATGAAAAACTTGAATCTGTTGAAAATGCTTTATCAAACATCAAAGAATCTTCTGCATTCTTATTTGTAGGTCAATGGACACATGGTGGACTTTACAATGATCGTAAAGACATTGGAAATCTTATTAAGACATTCTGTACATCATTTAAGAATCAGTCTCTAAATGATCGTCCGTGTCTTATTGTAAAAACAAGTGGGGCTTCATATTCGACTGTAGATCGTTTTGAGATTCTTTCCAAGATTAAGAAAGTGCGTGAAGAAATAGGCGAAAATGCTCCTAATGTATATCTTTTACACGGCGAATTATCCGAACCAGAAATGAATGCATTGTTAAATCATGAAAAGATTATAGCACACGTTTCATTTACTCACGGTGAAGGATATGGTCATCCTCTTTTATTAGCTACATTAAGTGGTAAACCGTTATTAGCGCCTAATTGGAGTGGGCATTTAGATTATCTAAATCCGATGTTTGCTAATTTATTGCCTGGCAATTTAGTAGATGTAGATAAAAAATCAGTAAATCAGTGGATTATTAAAGAAAGTAAATGGTTCAAAGTATCATATTCCCTAGCGGAAGATAAAATGAAACAAATATACTTTTCTAGAAAGATCGATAAGTTTACTAAAAACGCCGAACTTTTACGTAAACAAAATGCAGAAAACTTTAGTATGACTGCGATGGATAAAAGATTGTGGTCTATACTGGATAAATATGTCCCAGAATTTGCAGTTGAAAATACGTTTGTATTGCCAAAATTAAAAGCAATTAATAACACTTCTACTGAAAATAAACTAACTCTTCCAAAATTAAAGATAGCTTAATATGTTTTTGTCTTATTTAGTAACATCGCATAATGAAACTGATAGTTTAGAAAAGCTATTAAATAAATTACTATTAAATAAAAAAGATCAACATGAGATTATTCTTCTCGATGATTATTCTGATAATCCAAAAACTTTGGACATTATACAAAAATATAAAGAAAAGATAAATTTTTATCAACATAATTTAGATAAAAATTATGGAGCGCACAAAAATTATGGCATAGAATTATGCAAAGGCGAATGGATCTTTCAACTAGATGCTGATGAAGTTCCTACAGATGAATTAATAGAAAATATTGATTTAATTATTGAATCAAATATTAACAATGAAGTATTATGGTTGCCACGTTTAAATTATTTTCTTGGGGTAACCGAACAAGATATCAATATGTGGGGATGGAAAATGTATGATGGCATGATCAATTTTCCTGATTATCAATCTAGATTATATCGTAACTTACCACATATTAGGTATGAAAGAAGACTACATGAAAAAGTTGAAGGATTTAAAAGTTATGTTTTTATTCCTCCACAAAAAGACTATGCTATAATTCACGAAAAAACTATAGAAAAACAAAGAGAAACAAATATGAGATACAACGAAAACTTTAGCCCCAATGAAAACAAAGGTTACGCTGTTAAATAATATGACTATCGACGAGCTTTTAAAAGATATACCAGATAAATTTGAACATAGTACCACTACAAGTCATAAATTTAAACGTGATGTGTTTGAGTTTTTTGACAAACCCGAATTTAAACAAAGTGTTTGTTTGGAAATAGGGTCCAATTTGGGATACTCTACTAGAATTTTAAGTTATTTGTTTAAAGAAGTAGTAGGCTTTAATTTGGAAAGTGCTAAAGAAGCTATAGAGTTTAACAAACATCGCACAAACGTAAGATATTATACACAAGACGTATATAATACGCAGATGCCATTAGATTATGGAGATATCTTTTTTATCGATGCACAACACACTTATTTTGCAGTTATAGATGATACAATTAGATCTCTTAAATTTAAATCTACAAACGGATTAAAGAAGTATTTTATTTATGACGACATTGGAGGATTTCCAGAATTAAAACAGGCTATGGATGATTTGATCAAAAATGAATACATTAAAATAGTAAAACCAATTGGTTATAGTCCTAATGAAACATTTATTAATAGATTCCCAAAATTAAGTGCTTATGAGGGATATATTTGCGTTGAGGTATAATTTATGAATAACATTGAACTAAGAAAAAAATACGGCGATCATCCTGAGAATCCGATATATAAGTATCCAGATCATTATTTTGCTAATAAAGACGGATTTACTATGCACATCACAAATTGGTTGGCATTTTTATCAAAATTTGAAAATGCTCCTAATCTTCAATTTTTGGAAATAGGCACGGGTAATGGTAGATCCTCTGTATGGACATTTGAAAACATTTTAACACATCCGAGTTCTAAATTAATAACTGTTGATATAACGGAAAATCTACATTACAAAAAAGGCGCTAAATTTAAAGGGATGGAGCTAGAAGAAGACATACTGGTATCAGTTAGACAAAATTTACAGCCTTATATAGATCAAAATAAATGTGAATATGTTTTGGAAGATTCAAAGTTATTTTTGAAAAAATTCAATCCAAATGTAGAAAAAATTCTAGATTTCGTTTATATTGATGGCAGTCACGAACCAGATCACGTAATTTATGAATCTTGTTTATGTTTTGAAATGTTAAAGCCAGGAGGATATCTTTTGTTTGATGATTATGGTTGGGGGAATTGCAGATATGGAATAGAATCTTTCTTACTATGTTATCAAAACAAAATAAAAATACTATATAAAGACTGGCAAGTACTAGTAGAGAAGTTATAATATTATGAGTAAATATGGATTATTAGACCCAGGAACGTGCATACCAGTATTAGAAGTTGCATTTGCGGTATATCAAATAAATTCTGTATTAGAATTTGGATGTGGTATATGGAGTACTGGTTGTTTTGTTAGAAATAGCAAACAGACCACATCTATTGAAAATGTAGAAGAATGGGTAAAGTTTGTAAAAGAGGAATACAGTCATAAAAATAATTTGAATGTCGTTCATTATACAAAACCAATGAATGAATACTTTACTGAAACTAAAGAAAGTTATGATCTGATTTTTATAGATGGAAATGACCGAAAAGAATGTTTACAAGCTGCATTTTATAGAAGTCCAATAATTGTTTGTCACGATATGCATACCAACGAATTCAAATGGCAATCAGTTAATGTTCCAAGTGATTATAATCTGATGCTATATACAGGATGCGAACCTTATATAACAGGCATATTTGGTCATAAAGATATATCATTAAAAGAAAATATACTGAATAGAAAAAATTATAAACACAAAAACACATATATCGACGAATCCTTTTGGGTAACAGGAAATTAAAAATATATGAAAAACGTAATAATATTTCAAGATTTCGTTGACACTATCACATATGGTAGAAATTATAAAATCGAAGAGTTGTATAAATACTTTCGTGCTCAAATTGATAATAGTCTGAGATTTGGTTGGAATCCCAGTGATATCGTAGTTGTTACCAATTTGGACTTCTCTTATAAAGATGTCACTATTATCAAAACAAATAGATTGTGTAGATACAATAGATATTTTAATAAACAATATGGAATCTGTGAGTTGTTAGAAGAAAATTTAATAAATGACGACTTCTGGTTTCACGATTTTGATGATTGGCAAATTAACAAATTTGAATTTCCAAAATTTGACGGTGTAATTGGTATGTCAAAGTATATCAATGACACACAGTGGAATACCGGATCAATTTTTATTAAAAAATCAAGCGTTAACATTTGGAGACTGATCGTAGATTTTATGGATGCCAATAAAGATCTTCTCAAAAATCACGGAGATGAAAACATAGTTAATTATGTTTATAGTCAGTATTTTAATGAACTCAGTCCATTCTTTTCTCATCTAAATACCAAATACAACGTTGGTGTAACTGGATTTCAGTATAGATATGATATGGCAGAAAAACCAGTGTGTATATTGGCATTTAAACCAGACGATGTTGTTGGGTATAACTTAATGTTAAATAATAACTTGATCGATTCTGAATTACGTGATATTTTTAATAAATACAATCTTATAATAAAAAACGAATGAATTTAACAGAACTCGCAGATTTTTATGAAACCGATAAAGGCACTCGTTTTAACGAGTGCCATAATTATACAAGCATATATCAATCATTTATTTCAAATCAAGAAAAGAAAAAAATGTTAGAAATAGGATTGTTTGATGGTGCATCTACAATGATGTGGCAGAGTTTTAATCCTAATTTAGAAAATGTTGTGATTGATATTTCTTCAAACAAATTAAAAAAACAATTTGAATCGAGTTTTGATAAAAATCGTGTTTCAATAGAATTAGGAGATCAATCGGATGTTATTTTTTTAAAAAAAATAGGAGATAAATATAGTTCATTTGATTATATAATCGACGACGGAAGTCATTTTCAACATCATATACAAATTAGTTTCTCTGTTTTATTTGAATATCTGAAGTCAGGTGGTTTTTATTTTATAGAAGATTTACATGTACATTTATCTAAAAGATATTGTAGAGATCCTAAAGAATCAGTTATTTCTTTATTTGAATTTTTTAGTAAAAATCGCCATTTTAACTCACATTGTGTTAATAATGAAATTTTAAATAGATATAAAGATCAAATCAAATCGGTTAAATTCTTTAATAATAAACTTTTAGTAATTGAAAAGGTATGAAGAAAATTATTATTTAACAATATATGAGTCGTAAAATTAAATTTGTAATGCCAACATTATTTCATCGTAAGGAGATTGAAATTGAATGTGCTGAAACACTTTATCAGCAGTCATTAAAACATAATTCGGAAAACGAAGTACATATGGTTTGTAATTTTGATAGTTTGGAATTTGCACAATGGCAACCCAAATATCCCCACATTAAAAAACATATCTCACATTTGATGTACAATATATCAAAAGCTCTAAATGTAGTTGCTTTGGAGGAAAATACCAAAGACTTTGATTACTTTTGTTTTGTACATTCGGATGTGTTCTTTGAAGATGAAACTTGGATCGAAAAGTGTATTGAAGTATATGAAACTCACGGAAATGTCGGCGTTATTGGAATAACAGCGCACAGTACATTTGAAAGATATCATAAACAAATAACAAACATCAAAGTAAATGGTATAAATGAAATGTACGAAGTTTTATGGTCCGATGGCATCATGTTCTTTAGTACTAAGTTATTTGACAAAATTGGCTATTTTGATGAACGATTCTTTGGTGATTGTGAAAGTCAAGATTTTTGTTATTCTGCATTTGAGAAGGGTTACAAAAATATCTATATACCAGACCATTATTTAAATTCTAAACACATAACAACACCTTTCCGATACAAATCTCTAAAAACAGAATTATTGTTAAACAACGTGGAAAAGTCTCAGAAGTTATTTTTTCACAAATGGGAACATATGTTTAAAACATATTTCCAAAATACTTATGAAAAACAAGCAAAATTATATAATATTATACCTAAAGACGAGACAAAAATGAAAAAAATATTTGTTATAACTACTCACTGTTCAAATGAATACTGGGAATCCGGCAATCATTATTTATATAATTGTTTAGATAGTTTACGTGAAATAAAACCAGATAAAATTATAATAGTAGATAATCAGTCTGTTATTAAACCAAATTTTGATCAATTTAAAGATCTTAATATACATTATATATATGTTGAAAATCAGTCGGAAAGAGGTTTAACAGGAGCTTGGAATATAGGAATTAATGCAGCTATACAATATGGTCCATCATTAATATGTAACACTAATAGTGACGTAGAATTTGATCTTAGTTATAATAATCTATATAATCATATAATGCAAGATAAAGATTCGTCTACTACAATTTATGGATCTAAAACAAACAATCCAGGATGGCAAACAGCTCAATATGTTTTAGATCGTGGAGCGTATATTTTATCAGGAAATAATAAATCGGATATATTGAATGGTTTTTGTATGTTTTTTACTAACGAATTTTATCATAAACATCAAGAGAATGGTTTATTATTCTCCAATGAAAAAGAAAGACCATGGGGCGGAAATGAACAAATCATGTGTTATTGGTCAAAAACTAAAAAAACATGTATAAAAGTATTAAATAACTGTTTTGTATATCACAAAAAAAAGGCTAGTTGGAGAAATTTAGTAAAATGAAAATACAATATAAATACGCAATCGGTATACATGTCATGTTTTATGAAATTGAAATGTTATCTACATATATAGATGGGTTATTAAATCTTTTATCAACTGTAGATAACAAAGAAAATGTTTATTTAGATTTTTCTTTTAATACTTCACAGTTCTTTGAAAAAATAGATATTTCAAAAACTTCTAAAGACGATCTTGCCGATAGATTTGAAATTGAACTAGCCAGATTAAAACAATTGCCTAATTTACATTATAAAATTATAGACAATGATGTTGAATTTTATACTCAAACAAATTATCGTAGAGAGTTCAATACAAAATATTGTGAAAAGGTCGATTATTTAATGTGGGGGGAAACTGATAGTTTGTTTCCCAAAGAAGCTATAATTGGATTGGAGACTTTAACTCCTGTTATAAGATCTCAGGGTGTATATAGATTTATAGCTTGTTTTGCAGATAGAAAAATGTGGGATAACAGTTGGGATGTTACAGTTCATCCGAAGTACTTGAATCACGTATATGATGACAAAGACGTTGATAATATAAATCAATCAAAATCAACTATGACAATCGAACAGATGAATATCATCAACTCAGAAATTAAAGACCTTGATATACAAACCATAAATCATCCAAAAATAGATGGATCTTGTTTGGTATTGAGTAGTGATTTAATTAAAAGCGGAGTTAATATACCGCCTTGTTTTATTCATAACGACGATGAGAGTTTATCAGTTATGGCACAAAAAATACTTGGAGAAAAATATGTTCAAGTTATATTCAAAAATATTTTAAAAGTACACGCTAGAAGACATCCAAATAAACGTATGTATATAGCTAACGAAAATAATCCAAGAGGATTTTGTGGAAAAGAAAAGGGAGATTGGTGGCAAGTTTTCAAGCAAATGTCACAACACAATCTAAATATACTTTTTAGTAATACAGGCAGATTTTATACATACGAAGATTTTAAAAATAATATATGAACATTTGTTTTATCAGCCAAAACGGTCACGTTGGTAAGATTCCTCGTAACTTTTCAAACTGCCGTACAGAATTTTCTTGGCAAATTGCGTTAAATGCGGATCATCTATCTTTTGATTATATTTGTCAAAACAAAGTACCGACATATGATTTAGCCATCATAATTTTACCAAAGAAATTGGAGATAATTAACACAAATCAGATTTTAGACATTTGTAAATCTATTGGCAAAAAATTATCGGTAATGCAAGAAGGTCCGGCTTGGTATTATCAAGATTACAAATACGCAGATCAAGTTAACTATATAAACTTCTTAAGTGAAATGAATTTCTTGTTGGTTCACAATAAGAGTGATATTCCATACTTCAAAGGTATATTCAAGAAACCCACATTTAATCTTCAGTCTCTTATGATTGAAGATATTGTCAAAGATGTACCCCGTCAAAACAACCAAATGCCTATTATAGGTGGTAATTTCTGTAGTTGGTATGGCGGTATAGACAGTTACTTTGTAGCACAAAACTTTAATAAACCCATCTTCATCCCTAGTATGGGGCGTAAGATAGAAAATGAAGATCAATTTCCTAGCTTACATCATCTACCATATATGATGTGGAATGAGTGGATTAAAACACTTGCCAATTTTAATGTGGGCATACATTTAATGCGTACACATGCGGCTGGTACATTCGCTCTCAATTGCGCTTATTTGGGTATACCGTGTATAGGATATAAAGGTTTAGATACACAAGAAACTCTACATCCTGATCTGAGTATTAATATAGGAGATATAGACACAGCAAACAAACTATCAATAAAACTCCGAGATGACAAAGATTTTTATAATTACTGTTCAGAAACCGCCAAAGATAATTATCTAATGTATTACATAGAGAAAAAATGGTTACAAAATTGGAATATAATTTATGAGCAAATTAAAGACTAAAGTAGGTATTGTTGGTTATGGTTATGTAGGAAATGCATTCTATAATTTCTTTAAAAATCATTATGAAACGGTAATTTACGATCCATCATATATACTATCTGTATCAAAAGAAGAAATCAATAAATGTGATTTAGCAGTCGTATGCGTGCCAACTCCAGAAAATGACGATGGTAGTTGTAATACGTCTATTGTAGAAGATACTATCAGTTGGTTAAATACTCCATTAATTCTACTCAAAAGTACTGTGGAAATAGGAACTACTGATAGATTAATTAAAACATACAACAAAAACATCGTGTTTAGTCCGGAGTTTGCGGGGGAATCTAAACATTGGACTCCAGATGGTTTTACAACAGATGTCAAACAAACCCCATTCTTCATTTTCGGAGGCAAAAAAGAATTGTGTTATAAATTAATTGAAATCTATACACCAATAACCGGCCCAAGTAAAACATATAGAGTTACAGAACCAATCAATGCCGAAATTACAAAGTATGTCACTAACACCCAGTTAGCTATGAAAGTTGCATATTGCAACGAAATTTATGATCTCTGTGAAAAACTCGGTACTTCCTATTATGAAGTCCGTGATCTATGGTTATTAGATCCCCGTACAACTAAATCTCATACTGCCGTATTTACAGGAGAACGTGGATTTGGCGGAAAATGTTTTCCAAAAGATACCAAAGCCATGGTTAAACTAGGCGATAAGGTTGGTGTCGATCTATCAATATTAAAAACTGTCTTAAACAGCAACGAGAAAATGTTGAAAAGAAATGAATAAAAATTGCATAGTAATGGTCGCTATTCAAGACGAATGTTCTAAATACGATCATCAAAAATACTTTGAAGTTTCAAAACAATGTTGGCAGTCGTACTGTAAAAGACACAACATAGATTTTATAGTAGTCGATAAAAAATTACCCAACGTAAAATTTTGCGTTTGGCACAAAGAATTCGTTTTTGATTTCATCGAAGATAAATATGAAAAAATTGCATTAGTAGATTTTGATACCATGGTTCATTGGTCAGCTCCTAATTTTTTCGATTTATACAATGATGAATTCTGCGGGGTATTAGAAAATGAAAGTTTATTCTGGATTCAAAATAGTTTAAATGCGTTCAAAAACAGTTTTAATGAATTAAAGAATGTAGATATAACTTTATCGGAATATATAAACGGAGGTATTTTATTCTTTAATAAATCCCACAAAAATTTCTTTGCAAAATTAAAGGAATTTTATATAACAAATAAATCTACATTTGATAATTGGAACGTTCCTAATACAGGAAAAGAACAAACCATATTAAATCTATATCTTAAGAAAGAAGGAGTTAAAAAGAAATATCTAGATTTTAGATTTAATACTATGAGATTAATTAAAAACGATTGGTTGCAATATAACTGGCAGATAAATGAGGATAAAACTCCATTTTTTATTAAATACTCGTATATCTGGCACTTTACAGGATGTTCTATAGAAGAACGAACCAATCTAATGACGAGTATATGGCAACAAACTAAACATTTATATGGATAATATAGTATATATCATCAACATAGAAACTGATAAAAAACCAGGTAGAACAGCGCCATATAAATATGGAGTCGAATCTTGGAGAAAATGGTGTCACAAAAATAATGCCAAATTAGTTGTTCTTGACCAAGCCATTTTACCATATGAAGATCTCAGACCAAATTGGCATAAAGTGTTTATATTTGATTTATTAGAACAATCAAATATAGAAGTAAACAAAATAATCATCGTTGATGCAGATACCATTGTTCATCCAGACGCTCCTAATTTTTTCGAAATGGATGATGGTAAATTTTGCGTAGTTCCTAATATAGGATCATATGATTGGATTTTTAGAAGTGTTGAGAACTATAAAAAACACATATTCAATAATTACGACTTTGATGTTACTAAATACTTTAATTCCGGTTTCATGATTTTGAACAAAAATCATAGATACTTTTTAGAAAAAGTTAAACAGTTTTATTTCTCTAATAAGGACAATCTAATAAAGATGCAAGAAACATTTTTTACAGGTACAGATCAACCTGTGTTAAACTTCATGTGTCAAATCGAAAATATAGATATGAAATTTCTACCATATGAATTTAATATGCAAGATTTACATAGAAGAGAAGGTCTGACTCCAGATATGCCCTATATTAATTTGGGATATATTTATCATTTTAACGCAATACCAAATAATAAAGACAACGTACAAACAATTTATTGGATGGAAAAAACCTACAAATCTTTATATGAATCTCGATGATAGAAAAAATATATCGTACTTTGGTGAATTTGGACCTGAAATGATGTTGTGTTTACCATATGCATATTGGTTACACACTCAAAATTTATTAGAATCTACTACTACTTGTCCAGACACACATTGTTTTTATTATTTCAGTCCAAAACACAGTGAAGTAAATACTCATCGTACAATAGATAGAGTTGCCGCAGGAAACAAAAATTTACCAAATTTTTACGAACACGATATTGAAAATTTTTGTTACAAATATTGGACTCCGCCTCCATTAAAAGAATACTATAGTAAAAATAACGAAATTGAATTTAGTAAAGAAATCGTAATCATAAGCAACAAGTATAATGTTGAATGGGGAAAATACCCAATTAATTATATTAATTTTGAAACATTGAATACATTACTTGATATGTTGTCAAAAAAATACACCGTAATATATAGACGACCAACGTTGGATATGTGTGTAGGTGATCAAAACGAACTTCATGGTCAATTCCATATTCTTGATAAAAGTGGTAAAGTAACTGATTATGATTTATGTAAGAGTTATAATAACGTGTACACATTTCAAGATTTGATGAGTATGTATCCATATTTCTCATTTAATATGTTTCAATGTAAAGTCTTTTCTCTATGCGATAAATTTATCACTGTTCAAGGCGGAAGCAGTTATCTTCCAGGCTATTTCGCAAAAATGAATTTAAATTTAATTAAAAAAGGAAAAGAAATAATACCTGGATATTATACAAATCCAAATAGTTGGTATAAAAAACTAAATGGAGGTGAGATTGAATTGTCTACAACCGAGGACTCTTTAATTGAAAATGTTCAAAAATATTATATGTGATCCAAAAAACACTTCAATAGTTATTTATATGAAAATTAGTTTTATCCAACCAAGCAGAAACAACCTAAAATATCTTAAATGGAGTTACGAAGCTATTCGTAAAAATTTAAGTCATAAAGAACATGAAATCTGTGTTGCAGACGACTTTAGTAATGACGGTACATTGGAGTGGTGTAAGGAAACAGCTCAAAAAGATCCACATTTCAAATTCATCCGTAATGATGGACCAACCAGATTGGGTCACACAATTCTATATGATCGTCTTATAAACGACGTTGCTACCAATGATGTGGTAATGATCTACCATGCCGATATGTATGCTTGTCCCAACTTCGATAAATATGTAGAGAAATATATTCAACCAGGTACAATCGTTAGTTTAACTCGTATTGAACCACCTCTACATCCTCCAGGACCAGAGAAGATCGTACAAGCCTTTGGTACAGAACCAGAAGAGTTTAATGAAGCTGCTTTGTTGAAATGGTTCAATGATACCCGTTTGACAAGAAAAGATAAAACCACAGAAGGAATCTTTGCGCCATGGGCCCTTTATAAGAAGGATTTCCAATCTATTGGAGGTCATGACGATCTATATGCACCACAAAGTAAAGAAGATAGTGATATCTTTAATCGATTCTTGTTAAGTGGATGTAAGTTTGTACAAACATGGGAAGGATGTGTATATCACATGACATGTAGAGGTAGTAGATATAACCCAACATTAACGACTGTTGGAAAAGAAAGCAACGAATGGTTAGAGCAAAATAATCGCAGTGCTAGAAACTTTATTCGTAAATGGGGACATTTTGTTAAACACAATGATACGATGAAGCCTATTGTTCCAAGCAGATATAATGTTGGATTTGTAGTACGTAATTGTGATGAATATAAACTTGCTCTATTAGAACCATGGTGTGATACGATTTACACAGATGTTCCATATGACAGATACATTCAAGCTGAACAAAAAAACACAAAATTCGATCTAAAGAAAAAATTGAAAAGATACGAAGATCAAAAAATAAATGATATTATTATTGAATTCGATGCGGTAAAATTAAACAACCAAAGCTTTGAGTTCTTCAACATGATACAATTAATGTTAGAAGATAGTGGAGTCGTCGGCGAATTAGAATATGATATTTTTAAAGTAAAAATAAATAATCTAAATAATTATAGCAAAAATCTAATCAATCTCAACGAGGATTGGTACAACAATAAATTGACAAAATGAACTTGACCGATTTTAACATACCTCTTATTTTTTATACCACATTTATAATGGTAGTTTGGTTTGAAAGTGATATAGTTCAAACCATCTCAAAACTAATCAATATACGTAGTTTATTAAAAATACCAGAGTTTGAGAAGTACAAATTAGAAGTAGATATCATGTCTACTTATCCTAACTTTTTATATGAAAATTATCCAGGTTATTTAACTAAATTACTATCATGTCCAATATGTTTGTGTTTCTGGACAACTTTAATTGGGGTAAATATACTAACATTCTTAATTGGATACCAACAGTGGTTTTCTTTGTTAATGTTTCCAATTAACTATATATGTTCTCTTACTATTTATTTAGTAATAAGAAAATTGTTATGAATATAGGAAGTTATCAAACACTTATAAATTTAATAGGATCCGATAATATTACTTCACTAGACAGATTAAAAGACTGTTTAACTGGTGCAAATAAAATCTGTAACTGTCAAAAACAAAGAAAAAATCAGAAGCATGAAGAATGTAATACGTTGTATATTAACTTCGTATCATCTCATGCCTCTGATTTAATCAACTATTTTAGTACTAAAACTACCGATAATGAAATTATCTTTTCTCACGGCAGCAATCATGTGATAAAGACAATTAAATTACGTTAATCGCTTTTAGTGATTCTATTACTTTTTCTCTGATATACGGACTGTCTTCCAATGAAGTGCCATTTAATTTATCACTATAATCTTCCCATTCAAAAGCATAATTAGCTTTTGCTTTTACTTTGGGGTTATTTAACAACTCATGGTCGTTTGGAGCAGCATCATATATCTTAACAATTTTATCTTTGCTAAATCTTTTAGCCTGTGGTACTGTTCCACGTTTAAACTTGGTAATATGAACCAATTTACCATTCATTTTATTACGTAACCAAGTACATTCGTCTTCTGGATAAACGTCGTATCGAATATCAGTTATAAACACAACATCGGCTTTACTTTTAATTATACGTTGTGCAACTTTATTAGTCCAATATGTACCTTCACTAGTTTTACGCATTACATCGCCATAAGCTACTAATAATGGTCTAATAATATTCTTCTCCTCCGTTTTTTCTGTAAAAACATCTATACCCGTCTTATCTTTAATAAGACTTTTTAAATCATTTTTAAGTTCATAAGCAAGAGCAAACTTTTCAGATTTAAGTTTATGTTCTTTTAGAACTGTTTGAGCAACCGTTGTAAATAAATCTTTACCACTACGAGCGTATCCTGATATTCCAATTATAGTCATATTATGAAAACATTTTTTCTATTTCTTTTTCCGTATATCCAAAACATTCAATCAGACTTATTAGGTCTTTAGTCCCACGTTCATCTGCCATAAAAACATTATAATAATCAATTGCGTCTTTTTGGCCGACTTTAAATTTATCACAAATACATGTTAAAATTGTTTCATTAATATTACCAGTCGATTTTTTAATATATTTAGAAAATCTCCTTCCTTTTGGAACAATTTCAATCAACACTTTGTAGAACTGATCATTGGGTATATTTTGAAAGTATTTGGATAAAAATGCCATTTCTTCAATTATATCAGAATCCATACTCAATACACGTAACAACATATATTTGTTAAATGTAGTCTTTTCCGAATCAGTAAGAGAACGATAATAATCGCCACTCTTCACTTCCCGAATATGATTGACATGATCAAACAATCCACGGGACTTATTCTTTTCTTCTGTTGTTTTCTTTTGCTTCATTACTTATCATTCTACTACGTCTTTGTAAAGCTTCAATTTCTTTTAATAGTCTAGCTCGGTCATTATTCAATAATTCAAATGCTTCATAAGTAGCAATTTGAAAATCGTCAAATTTTTTGATTATTTTATAAGACACGAACAAACTTATAAAAGAAAAAGTGGCTGCTAGCAATCCTAGCAGCCACAACATTGTATGATTATGTGATAACGAATCCATATAAATATATATTTTTTATATGGACTCTATCATCAAAAAATCAAGCTTTGGAATTAAATCCAGCATTCAAGACATCACGTAGAGCCTTGATTTGACGACCATCAAGATCAACTCGGGTCTTACCACTACGAAGTGTCAAACGTGAAGCCTTCTTGGCCTTCGCTAGCGGAGTAGAGAGGTAAATCTCAACACCAGTGGTGTTATGTCCTACGAAGTTAGTCTTGTTACGAGCATTTGTACGTGTATACATATTATATATTACTTTCTTTTTTTGTTTGTTTTTTGTTTCGTTAGTTTCATCACTAACTTAAATTTATCTTACCATCTAATCACTAATCCGTCAACAACTTTTTGATCAAATTTTGAATTCTTTTTCAAACCGTTCAAGAGCATAGTCCTTAGCTTTGAATTCAAATTCGTAATCTACACCATCCATATCAACATATTCTTCAGGAATACTACGAACATAATCACCGTGCGCTCGTGGATTTTTATTTGTTAGATCATTATCACTAAAATGAAATAGAGGGCGATAACTACCCCACGTAGACATAGCTAGTTTCATAGCATCCTTAGCAGATAAATTGCCTGGGTTACAACGATGGTGTAGATTATCGTAAGTAATTGGAATACCAGTTTTAGAATAAATCAAATCATACAACTGTTGAACATTCCAGCTATTAGGTTTGTCTTCATTCTCAAGAACAAGCCTAGATCTCACATTTGGAGAAATGCTGTTATATACATCAATAAAACGCAATGCGATATCGTCTAGATTGCCTTTATAACAGTTCATATGAATATTGATAGGAGATTCATATGTTTGAGGCAAACCCATAGCATCCATCATTTTTCCATGGGCTTCCAATTCAATGATAGATTTTTTGACAACCGATTGATTTGCACTAGCCGGCACAACAAATTGATCTGGATGTGTACTACACCGAATATTGTTTTTCTTGATGACAGATGTACACAAATCAAACTCTTGTTTAATTTTTGAATAATTGTATGTAGTTTCGATTGAAAGATTTGCTTCTGGAAGAGTTTCCAAAGGCATCATACCACTACTAACACGATAGTTCCATTTGTGTAAAGCACAGTACTCCAATGTCTTACGTGTTACATATGCATTGTTTAGTGTACGATCCGCTACAGTTTTTTCCGCAGTTTTACGTTCCAACGCAAGAAAACGAGTTTTCGTCATTGTTGACGCTCGGATTTTTTGCTCTTGGAGTTTGAGTGAAATGCAACAGAGAGATTTTGTCATTCTCTGTTTATACCACACTTTTTATAGAATGTCAAGGTAATTTACTTTTAAGATCATCAACTTCAGATTTTAACTCTTTTATAGCTTTTACCAATATAGGAATCATTGAAAATGTATCTAAATTATAATATCCCTTTTCGTCGGTACCAACTAAGTCTGGAATATGAGATGCTACTTGCTGAGCAATAAATCCATATTTTTTATTTCTATCATGTTTACTGGCATCTTCGGTCCAATAAAATGTTACAGGATTTAAATTAGAAACTTCATTTAAACCGTATGTTACTGGTTGTATACCAGTCTTCAATCTTTCGTCAGATGATGGATTAACATTTGTGATTTTACCACCTTTAGTATACAAAGGACCATCTGTACCAACTAATCCAAAACTATAATAATTAGCACTTGAAGATATCCATCCCCTCGCATAAGTATTTCCACTCGCGGACACATAAAATGTAGGGGTCATGCCAGTATTAGCACTTCCGGATCCATAATTGACTAATATCGCAGTAGATCTATTTTCAACAGTTGCTTGAGGACTCCATGGACCTGCACCACTGCCACTGAACATATTTATCTGCAATTTAGCTCTTAAATACTTGTTGAATGATCCGGTTGGTTCAGATGGAGGTTGTACACCAATACCAATGGCACCATCTCTAGCTGGCGTATTACCAGCCATATATGGCCAAAAATAGAAACCATTTCTTCTTTGCACCATACCATAAATAATGATATCATTAGCTGCCGCGCGAGATATAACGCCTGAACTGGAAATTTCGTATGATCCAATCGGCATTGTAAATGTTAAACTACCACTTCTATTAGAGTAAATAATCCATCCGTCACGATTTGGGAAAGCTTCAGAACTATTTAAATTAAACAGACTAATTGCGGCCTGATTATATTGAACGCCTCCACTAGTTAATCCGCGACTTGCGACGTTTAAATAATTAAACGGTAAAGATGATGAAATACTAAGAGATTTTACACCAGAAGTATTGTTATCGAATAATAATCCATCTGCACTTTTTAATCCAGTTCCATCAAAATAACCCAAACCATTTGTTGTATTTTGTGTAGTTTTTGCTAAAAACGAAGCGGTTGTAGATGTACCTTTGATGCTTCCGGTAAACTGTGAAGCAAATACAGCTCCTTCTTTAGTTATATAAAATATTGGATTTTTATATCGTTGAAGTTCAAAGTATTTTGTTCCAGCCGCTGATGAATCATTTCCTATTGGAATGTCCATTTTAATGGCTGGTTTATTATCTGCTTCCAACGATCCTGTTAAAGTGTCTATATAAGTAAATCCCATAGTTAACTATATATATTAACCATGGGTATTATTTATATCAATTATCTACCAACTTCTTTAAAATATACACTTTTAGCCTCTTCATATGACATCCCAATCATATTGTTGTAGAAATGTATATTGGTCTTTAAATTTGATTCACTCTTTAGCTTTTTATACCGTTCTACAGCCTTGGGTACCCACCACTCACAAACAGCTTGAGTATCACGTTTAAACAAGTCTTTCATGACCAATTTATCATCATCAATCTTGTTTTGTAGATAATCTTTGGTGTTTTCATAAAAACAACTGTAATATACCCCACGTTCATATCCATGTTGATAATGACTCTGTTTAATATTACACTTACTAAAAATCATTCCTATTACCCTGCTCTTTGCTCCGGTAACAGGTCCAGACACACCTTCACGTTGGGTCATAGCTTTATCATATTTCTCCGCACAATTATCTTTTACCCATTCATGCCATACTTTGTAGATATTTTCATCTGGTTTAATAGAAATCTTACCAGCACTACTACCACACTTGTGCCACCATTTCAAACTATTATACATACTATAACTGCCATACAAACTGGTTGTAGTCATACCTACCAATGTTTGATTATATAACTGTTTCCACAATTCTCGTACAGTACTAGTAGTAATCATAGCGGCTACTAGTTTACCACCTAGAAAGTTGTAACCAATAGGTTGAGTACTCATAATACAACTACCAATAGCACTATGAGCTAGTTTTTTATCTTTAATCTTATTGTCAGATGTCCACCCTAGATACGTATCACGATCACTAATAGCAATTACATCGCTGGACACACTAATTGCACCAATATAACGTGGGTTATCTTTATTGCCATCTGTTACAAGAAATTTTAGAAATCTACCCGGAGTTTGATCAAATGACATTGTATGACCAAATATACGAATTAAAGTCCAGTCTTCATTGTCACGTTTAGAATTAACATGAACCAACGTTGGATTGCAATTTTCTATTTCATTAATTGTCAGTTGTTCATCATTAAAATCAGTAGGAGTCCAAATCTTGGCTTTTACTTCATTTAACTTGCCGGATGATCCGTTGAATGACTGAACTTCTTGCCATTTCTTATAAAACGTCTGTTCTTCCACAGACATAGATTTTAGAAAATTAAGATTATCAATTAATTTCTTTTTGTTTGTTTCAAAGTCAAAAGCCTCAATTCCAAAATATTCTTGTAATGCGTCCATATTTATAATTAGTATACCATGGCATTTAAAAAAATCAATCTAAAAGATAAAACATTTTATATATTTGAAATATCCTCTACTAAATTTTTAGTTTTAGATAGTGAGATGGATCAACCACTTTATTATGGCAGTTGGAATATGACCTCGGCATACATACGCACTATAAAAGAAAAAGCACCAAAAGCTATTATCAATTATTATACAAAAGAAAAAAGCGGATTGCTTAAATACAATCCGCTTTGGTCATATGTACCTAAACCTTAGGCTCCAACAACATTATTTGATACATTAATCTTTGTCTCTGTACTCTTTCGATCAAAGATATCAACAGTAGTTGGCATATTTGTGATTTTAATTATATTAACAGTTGAAGCATCCTTCAAGATAACTTGACGACTCTTTGCTTCCTCAATGTGTTCCTTAGTAGGAGTACCATACACAAATACCAACGTTGGACGACCTTTGCCATTATGTAGAACACCAATCTCAGTGATTTCTCCACTTTCCATTGCTTTCTTCATACGAACTCGTAGTGTAATTTCTACGAATTCTGGATTATTAGCATTCAACTCTTTAATAGTAAAGACGTTTGAAGGCCATGTTACTGTTAGGTTTGTCTTGTTCTTTCTGTCTGTCTTTTTCATATTTTATCCTTTCTTGTTTGTTTGTTATGTGATAAATTCTGACGTTCTTATATTATAACACGTTTATATTATATGTCAATAGCATCCATCATCTTTGTATTGATAGTACTAACAATCTGATTTAGATTTTCTACATTGATAAAGTTAGCGTCTTTTCCATACATCCTCTTGAAATTGTCGCGATATGCATCACAATCATATTCAGATACAAAGTATGAAATGACATTATAACCACTTTCACGAATTTTATTTACCTGTTTACGTGTATGATTACATCCCTCTTCACCATGATAGTTGAAATAATTACCGTTTGGAGCACTATAAATAAATGCTGGTTCACCGTCGCTAATATTAACAAAATAACTATTTGTATTGGTACTAGCTTTAGGCAAATATCGCATTAGTGCCTCAAAACACAATCCTTCAGGAGTTGTATTAGTTGGTGCTAGATAAGCAAATAGATTTTTAATCTTAGAGAACTTATCTACACGTGAATCATAAGCAATTGCAATATACGGATTGTGTCCACTTGACGTTCTAAAACTAATAGTAACCTCAACGTTATCAATCATAGATGTAGCTTTTGCTAGAGCAACACACAGTTTAATTGTACGATTCCACTTTTTACCCCGCATACTTGCGCTAGCATCCACACTAATATGGAAGTTAACTTTCTTATACTTTGTAGTAAAATTATTATAAAAGATGTTGGTATCAGTATCAAATCCAAGTTCGTGCATTAAACGCTTGTCAATCTTACCCAAATTACGACGGGTAAACTTATCAACATTAATTTCATTACGAATTTGTAGACGGCGACCTAGCTTAGTACCCAATACAATACCAGCGTCAACATTCTTTTGATAATCAGAATAAGCTTGTTGATTGTTTTTGCCAATCGTCATTGGAAATTCCTCAGACAAAAGCAATTCTTTGGTCATGTTCTTAACAAAGATACACTCAACATTTCCAATCATTCCTTTTGACTTAAGCTCTTCTTGAGCTACAGGCACAAGATCAATCTGACTCTTTTCAAGAATATCAAGCAAATCTTTTTCACGCTTGGTCACTTTCTTCTTCTTGAGTTTACCAGCAAGAAAATCTTTTTGCTTTTCAAAAGACTTAACAATCTTGTTCTTTTTAGACTTGCTGAGATTATCATCTTTACCAATATCAGCCGTAACATCTTTATTATCAGGTGTTACAGTTGATTCAGTGCCTCCAAGAATATCTGCAACATCAGCATTTGTATTAGATTGATCTGAATTATCAGAAGGCGCACCAATACCAGAATCAGCTGATAAACCCTCACCTTTTTCAGACGATTTATCTTCGTTTTTATGTTCGTTAATATTCTTAAACACAATCTCAGCAATATTGTAAGCGACATTCAACCTATCTTTTGGAGTGGTCAAACGCTTGATATTTGATAGATCAAGTTCTCTAGCAATATCATACAATCCAGGCAACGCTTTCAAAGAAGTGTCTGGGTTTGTAAGATTAATAATACGAAACACGTATGACTCAATGCTTAGTGTACGATACAGATCGCTAGTCAAAGCATCTGAGATTACTTTGTTATTAAAGTATTCATCGTACAAAGCATCATAGTATCCACGATAACCAGGAGCGTTAGAATGTACCGTATAATCAATATAACGATCTTCTACATAATTTAGAATAGTCTGACAAATCTTACCCACTTCATCTTTTGAAATGTTTAGTTTTTCACTATACCCATAAATTTCCCGTGGGACATTCATCCATACAGTCTTGAACATTTCAAAATCAGAATATTTGATGTGGCTGCCTTCATGTAAGGCTAGTCCGACAGCCACATCAAAATTATCTTTCTTAGTAATATCGCTACTGATATAAACCACCTTACCATCAGTACAATTTACCGAACTATCATTAAATACTACAGGTACATTCTGATTGGTCAGAATACTAACATAGTTAGCAACAGCGCGACGAGCCGATGACAAACGAATCAATCGGGCTGTATTGTCAGAAAGTCGATCTTCGGCAGCAATATCTGCATCTAGACCATTTTCTTCCTCAATAGCCGCATCAAGTTCGTCTTCCCAATCCCAATCGTAATTGTTATCCTTCAACCAGAAGTCACTGTAGTTACTCATAATAATTTGTTTTTAATAGTTTAACTTAGAAAGGAGGCTGATCACTCTTTAGTGGATCATTAAACAGCTTATCCTTTGATTCAACTTTTACATACTTTTGTACCAACTGACGAACATAGGTACGTTCACTGTCAACGCCACCATCGTCACTGAAGTTAGGATAGATGGTAGTCTCTGCGATTTCAAGTAAATTAAATCCATCAACAATTAGTTCAGCGATTTCAACTGTACTACGTGTTGGAATAAAATTAGTAAGCTTGCTATCATCCTGCTTTACTTGCTTACGGGTATGATCGGCAATTTCACAAACAGCCTTTAGAGTTTCAAGCTGACCATCTGAATTCAGATTGAATCGATTCTTAAGAAGATTGTACTCACTATCTTTGTCAAGTGGGGTAACCTCAATCTTGACTGGAAAACGTGAAAGTAGAGCACGATCCATTACACGGGTAGCGGTATATTCGTTACCTACGTTAGCGGTAGCGATAAAGGTAACACCTTCAGCAACCTTAACGACTTCACAATCGTCCTTTTCATCCAAACGAAGATAACGCTGGAGATCATCAAGAACAGTCATTAGAATATTAACACCATCGTGATGACTACGACTAATTTCATCAAGAAGAATGATGGCATTAGGGGTACGAATAGCCTTGATGAAACTAGACTCCTTGAATAGAGTACCAGTCTTCTTATCAAAGTGAGTGTTGCCAATCAAAGCACTACGAGCATCTTGTGTAGCACCCAGATTAAAATAGAAGAAGTTATCTTCACGACCAATAGCCTTAGCAACAGTTTGCGCTGCTAGAGTCTTACCACAACCAGTTGGACCAAGAAGCAGAATGTTCTTGCCACGAATAGCACTACGTACCATATACTTCCACTTGAGATCATCCATAATCAAAGAAGATGGACGTAGATTTACACAAGTGTCAAGATAAGCCTTGATATTGAAGTCCTTGCCAGTAACCAGATTAAACGAGTTTTTGTTTTTCATAAGTTTTCTTACCGTAAAATCATCTTACCACGGATATATAAGAAGTCAACTGGAAAAATAAAAAAACCACCAGTTACGGTGGTTTGGGTTATATTAAAATAATATTATTAATGATGATGATGATAGTGATATACTGGACGACCCCATCCACCATACACAACTACTGCTGGTTGGGGATGTACATATACAACAGGAGCAGGTTGATAATATACTACTGGTTGAGGATGTACTACTACAGGCTGTGCATAAACCACTGGTTGTGGTTGTACATATACAACTTGTGTTGGGGGATTTACAATTCTATCAATAACGTGAATTACTGCAACTCCGGTTAATACTTTACCAACTGTAGCCCATTCTCTATCGCCAGCAAATGTTTGGGAAGATAGAGTTGCACCCAACGTTGCGATAGTAATCAATTTTTTCATATGTATCCTTTTTTTAGATATACTTTAATAGTACATCAAAACCTAGAAATTGTCAATTACTTCTTTTTAGCTTTACCAGCCTTAGTATACTTTACAACCAATTTTTGCAGAGCTTTTGGTAGAGTAGGAGGAGTGTATTTTGGATTAACACTCTTATATTCAGATGCTTTGACAAACTTGTCAACAACTTGCATTGGTTGAGTTGGATCATCTATTTCTTTATTCATTGAATCCACTTTAACGTTTTTAACAATTTTAAATCCTTTTTGTGGATCAACTACGTTTTCTTCTTTTTCAGATTGCGTATCAGCCTTTTTACCACCTTGTTTATCTTTGGTATTATCTACTACTTTATTTAAAGCGCTGTCCACATAATTTAAATCTTTTGAAGTTAAATAATCTTTTACGAATTTCTTTACATCTTCAAACTTCATGAATAACTTCTTGGTTCTATCGCTATAATCTTTGAATGCTTGTACATCACAAATACCGTGTACAATTGGTCTAATACTGATATGATGTGGTTCACAGTCACATACATTATAGTTGCCAGCGTCATCTAGTTCAATAGGCTTCTTGATTTCTTTAGATAATTCATCGATTAAATCGCTCCAAGAAGCTGAAGCATTAGTGTACTTTTGTTCTAGTGTTTCTTTTACAAGTTTATTGACTAATTGTTTGGAAGACTTCATATTAATATACATATAAATAGTGTTGGGTATCTAATTATTAATCTTTTTTATCGTCTAATACTTCAATATGTCCTATGTACCCATAATAGAGATGAATATAAATATAATAAAAAACGGATACTAATTAAAGTATCCGTTACATTTTTAACTATTTACACTATAATTATAGTTTGAAGTCATCAAAAGCACCTTCACTGATGGTATTATCAACTCCTTTAACATAACTACTCAATTCAGTCTCTTGAGGAGCTACTTGTAGTTTCTTGCTATCATAGTAACTATCCAACCATCCAGCCAATGGATTAACCTTGGCAGTAGGATATAGTTTCTTGTATCCCATACTAGATAAACGATTGTTAGCCAACCATTCAACATAGTGTTTTAGACTTTCACTGGTCAAACCTACTAGATTACCTTTACTGAATAAATAATCAGCCCAGTCTTTTTCAGCATTAACTGCCATTTCATAAGCAGCATAGATCTTGTCTTCGTTCTTCTTAACAATATCTTGGAACCCTTCTTCTGGATTATTGATCCAATTCTTCATGATATTCTGAGTAATGGCTACGTGTAGATTTTCATCACGGCTAATAAACTTAATAATCTTACTATTACCCTCCATCTTTCCACGATATCCAAAATAGAAACTACACGCAAATGATACATAGAAGATCAACCCCTCAGTAATTTGAGTTGCCAATACCGCATCAAATAATTGTTGTTTAACGTCGTCCGATGGTGCTAATAGTTCGTCATACTTCTTACTAATAGCTTTAGCACGTTTCACAATTTCTTCGTCTTCTAAGACACTATCAAAGAACTTGGTAGCATCTGGATAAACATTGTTAAGAATGTATGTATAACTATTACTGTGAATAGTTTCAAAGAAACTCCACGAATTCATACAAATTTCCAATTCACTATTTGTAACGTGCTTCATCAGTTCGTGAATACTACGACTCAACATACTATCAGTCATAGTTTGAAACTTAAGGTTACTGTCAAATACGAATCGTTCTTCAGGTGAAAGATTCTTGTAATCACTGATATCTTTTACCAATGACACTTCTTGTGGCCGCCAAAAGAAGTTTAGCTGTTGATCATACAGATCGTAAAACTTGGGATACTTGATTTGATCATATCGTTGTAGCGATAGATCTTCTCCCAAGAACATCGGATTTCTTAACTGATCTATGTTTTTCTTATTTAGTACTGTCTTCATATGTCCTCCTATTATAGAGCACAAGCACCGCTTTCACAACCGGATTCTTGTACTACTGGTTTTGTTTCAACAGTTTTTGTTTCCATAGCTGTTTGCTTATCACCGTCATCTGTATTAGCATAATATAGATTCTTCAATCCATACTTGTATGCCAACAAAATATCTTTAATAACAACCTCTACGGGTACTTTATTTTTCTCATAACGGGAAGGAATATAGTAAGTGTTAGTGCTGATACTCATATCTGTGAATTTCTGAATAGCAGCAGCTACCTTTAAATATCCCTCATTACTTGGCATATCAAAAGCAAAGGTATAATTATCCTTGTACTTATCAATATTTGGAACAACCACAGGCAAAATGTTACTCTTGCTTCCTTTGAAACTAATAGCACTACGAGGTGGTTCAATACCATTGGTGCTACTTTGAATTACACTACTTGATTCTACAGGCATACAAGCAGTAAGTGTACTGTGTCTCATACCATACTTCTTGATTTCTTCTCTTAGAGCTTCCCAATCCATATGTAAAGGTTCAGTAATAAATTCATCAACGTCCCTCTTATAAGTATCAATTGGAAGAATGCCTTGACTAAATTTAGTACGATCAAACTTCTCACACTTACCCAACTCTTTTGCCATTTCAACACTGGCCTTGATTAGATAATAACTTGTCTTTTCCATCCATTGAGCTACAAAGTTTGGAGCTTTGGCATCCCAATACTTTAATCCTTCTTTAGCTAATAGAGCCGCCAAGTTACTCACACCTACACCTAGACTACGACGTTTGGTAGCAAAGTTTTTTGCGCCTGGCACGAAATATTCTTGATGATCAATCAAAGCATCCAACATTCTGACAATGATATCACAAACATTTTCCATTTCAGTATCGTCTTTAATTTCCAACCAATTCAATGCTGCCAATACACAAACGCCAATTTCTCCATTTGGATCATTAACATCATAAATAGGAATCAATGGGTGATTGACTTCAAGACATAAATTGCTTGTATCCACTTGATCCAACCAACTACCGTGTTCATTTGCATGATCAACGAACATTGTATAAATACGACCAGTTTCAAGACGTTCTTTAGCCAAAAGACCCATCAATTCACGGGCAGGTACTTTCTTCTTGAACTTAATGTTCTTGTTAGCTTCTGCCTTTTCGTACTTTTCTTTGAATCCTTCCATACCAAAAGTATTCCATAGTGAAGGACATTCATGATAACTGAATAGTGTTACATCTTGATTCTTCAAGAAACGTTCAAAGATTAGCTTATCCAAACCAACGCAATAATCCAACTTACGAACTCGGTTATCATCAGTACCTTGATTGTTCTTCAATACAAGAATATCTAGAATATCATAATGAAACCAAGCAAAGTTTACAGTTGCACTACCACCACGAATACCATTTTGGTGACAACTCTTTACAGTAGATTCAAATGCTTTAGCAAATGGAATTGGTCCTGTGTGCACAACTTCGCCATTACGAATAGGAGCATTTGTAGCGCGTAGTCTGGATAGATTTAATCCAATACCATAACGACTAGCTGTAGCAAATCCAACAGCACTATTGTTGCTGAAAATACTACGAAGATCATCATCTACAGTGAACAGAGAACAACTAGCATAACTCTTCATAGGAGTTCTTACGCCCGCCATAATTGGCGTAGGTAGGTTAATCTTATGTTTACTAAAGTAGTTATATGCTTTCTTTACATACTCAATTCTATTTTCTTTATAGTCCTTAAAGAATGTCATTGCAATAAGCATATAAGCAAACTGTGGAGTTTCATAAATTACTTTGGTAACTCTGTTTTGTACCAAGTACTTATCACACAACTGTTTGATACCAGCATACGTGAAATTAAAATCACGGTCATGCTTTAGATATTCATCCAGCTTATCAAACTCTTGTTTACTATACCAATCGAGAATAGATGAGTCATAGACCAATGCATCGATATTAGTTTTAACTAGATCATATAGTTTAGGAGGATTCTTGCCTCCCCAAACATTCTTACGTAGTTGATAATTCAACAAACGTGATGCTACAAATTGATAATTTGGTTTATCTTCTGTAATAAGATTTGCAGAAGCTTCAATTAACATTGCGTGAATGTCTTTGGATGTCATTCCATCAAAGAATGACAAATGTGCATTCATTGCTACTTCTTCAAAACCAACACCTTTTATGTCTTCCGTAGCCCATTGTAAAATCTTATTGATTTTGTCTGCGTTGAACTTTTCAGTGTTACCATTTCTTTTCTTTATAAAAATTTCTTTATTCATATGGGTAAAAAATAACTATCTTTAGGATAGTTCATTTTGTGTTTAGATTATAACTTTTTTAATAATTTATTTGTACGCTTTTTGTGTGTTACATACTATAAATTATTCTTCGTCATCGTTGTTATGAACGTTCCACTTGGATTTTAGAGCCTTTTTGACTTGATTTTCACCATCCATCATTTCATTCAAGATACTCATACCCTCACGGCTATTCTCCCCATAAATCTCAATATGACCACAACCAGCGTTCATCTTACTTGGGAATGTCAAACCATCTGGTCCGAAACGATTCTTAATTACGTGGAATCGTGCAGTGTTCGCTTGTTTATCGTTAACTTTACGACTTAGACTCATAACGAAGTCAGCAGTCATAATTTTACGATAACTATCAGCGATGTTGTTAGCCTGAATAATATCTTCATCCATAGCAGCACGATTACTCTGTGAAGCACTCCAAATAGGAACTTGTAATTCACCAGCTACACCACGAAGCTCTTCATAAATACCTCCAGCTTCACTATAACTGTTACTATTACGTTCACTCTGCGATGGACGTAGAATATCTGCATAGTCAACAATAATCATATCGACTTTGGTACCTAGTACTGCCAATCGTTCACAATGAGCCTTAAGGCTATAAGCACTTACAGTTTTAATTGGGAAGTACTTGATCTTCAACTTACCAGGCACATCAGCAATCTTCTGCTTTACGATGTCTACGTTGTTGCGAATGTTTTGGAAATCAATTCCAGTAAAACAAGCATCATATCGAAGACCCACATAGTTTTCATTCAATTCTAGAGTGAAGTGGACTACGTTCTTGCCTTGTTTCATAGCTTCAGCACCTAGCTTAGATAGTACCCAGCTCTTACCACTACCAGCACAAGCTGTAATAATACCCAATTCACCAGCTGCTAATCCACCATCCATAATTGTATCAATTTCAGTCCAATTAGTCTTAACACAATTACGACTCATTACACTCATACGCTTTTCAACGTCTTCGGTATAATCGTGGCCAATATTACGTTCCATACCAGCTTTCATTGCGTGATCAACTACATTCTTGATCTTTTCATATTGACCTAGTGCCAATAGGTCTGCACTTTCAATAATAGCATTCTTTAGTTTCTGATTTTTGCAGAATTCCAAGAACTGTTCCTTAACAAACTTCAAATCGTTGTCGCTTACTTTTTGGTAAACCAACTTTAGATTGTCTACAATACTTCGTTTGAGAAGTTCGTCGTTGACATCATCAACTTTAATTTTAAAGACCGTTAATGTTGGTAGATCTTTATACTCGTTAAAGTATTTAATACTTTCTTTTACAACCCACTTGTTTGCATCACTTTCAAAGAAGTCTACTTCAATAATATCGTTAATACGTTCAATAAATGAACGATCAGATATTAAGCACGAAATACACTTGATTTGAAAGTCACGGCCGTATTTTGTTAATGAATCAATTGCTTTTTTGTTTTCCATAAGATAACTCTACTATACCACTGAATTAAGTGGTCTTCAACTTTTATTTACCGACGATTTTTTATTCTACGAAACTATTTAATTTACCGAAACATTCATTGAGCCAAATGTGATAATTGGGGATATTATTCCACATTTTGTCTTCTGTAATTAGTTTAGAGAAACTAATTTTATCAATCTTCTTGACAGGAGTATTGATAATCTCTTCTACACGAAGTTGTGTAAAAGATTGAATTTGTGTATTATGTAACTGCATCAATTCATAATTGCGTGCGAGTAATAACTTATTGTTTAATACAGTCTCATAAATCTTGTATTTGTTTTTATTATTTTCTGAATAGTTGTATATCTGCTGTAAACACGATTGATCTTCGTTAGCAAGAAAAGGAAATGCTTTAACAACTCTTTTCAATCCAACTCCATCCAATCCAGGAATATTATCGCTGACATCACCTTCCATTACTCTGTATAAAATGAAGTTGTTACAAGTGATACCATATTCATCCAATATTTCTTTGCATCCAAAAACTTTCTTCTTGGTAGGACTCCAGATTTTAATCTTGTCACTTGCCAACTGTAGGAAATCTTTATCTGTAGACATAATGGTTACATTGCTGTCTTTAAAAGTATCTTTAGCCAGATAAGCAATTGTATCGTCTGCTTCTATTTGATCAATTGCCATAACTGTTACAGGCAATGTATCCAAATAATTTACAGTACGAATCAATTCTTTTTTAAAATTAACCGATTCAATTTGTGAAGAAGATAATTCTTCATAATTGCGATTAAGTTTAATATCTGTCTTTCTGCCATTTTTGTAATCTGGATAAATCTTTCTACGTTTCTGGCTACCGCCTTTACCATCAAATACAATAATAACTCTGGTAGGAGAAAGCAATTTAATTGCATATCCAATGCTCTTCAGAAATCCAGCAATACCACCAGTATGTAGTCCATCTTCATTGAGTGAAGGAATGGCCATAAAACTTCTAATGTAAGTATTAAGGCCATCAACAAGGAGGATGTCAGAATTGGTAGACTTTTTAAGTCCGTCATTTCCAACACCCTCCTTGATGTTTTCAAACAAGGAGAACAGTTTTTTCTTTTCAGATGAACTGAATCCACTCATATTATTATTCGTTGCCGGCAGTCTCTTCTTCTGTATCTACTACAGCATCCTCAACGATTTGACTATTAGGATCTTTGTACTTCATAATTACAGCATCACAAATCTTCAAGTAAATTTCTTCACCCAATTCTTTGTCAGTCTGCATTGTGGTTACAAAGTCTTTGGATTGAAACTTCCATTCTGATCCATTGTCCTTCTTATATGTGTAATAAGCACCACCTTGTTTAATTAGACCTTGTTCTTTTAGAACTTTAACCCAACTACCATAGTCAGCAATACCGCTATCAAAATAGATATCAAAATTTGCTTGACGTTGTGGTGGTCCCATACGGTTCTTCACAACAACTGCTTTACACTCATTGCCAATGATTTCCTCACCCCGCTTGAGTTTACCAGTGTTGTTAAGACGAACACGTACACTGCAATGATAAGCAAGTGCTTTACCACCACTTACCACGTACTTGTCACCAAATGCCATAGCATTTAGATTCTGACGCAATTGATTAGTAAATACAGTAAGAACCTTCTGACGACCAATCATAGTGGTAATCTTACGCATAGCTTTACTGATAATAATTGATTTACCAGTAGCATAACCATCTTTACCATGATCACTCTCAAGTTCTGCCTTTGTTGATGCTGCTGCTACAGAATCAACAATGATTGTTAGAATACGATCTTTGTTGCTCTTACGAACAATTGCGATCATCTTCTCCATCTGAGCAAAAATATCTTCAACGGTTTCACATTGAACATATAGTAACTTAGATAGATCCACTCCTAAACTCTTCCAGAATTCAGGTGCAGCTGCGTTTTCAGTATCAATTACTACCGCAACTCCACCTTTTCTTTGAGTGTCAGCAACAACGTGTGCAGAAACTAGACTTTTACCAGTTCCTTCTAATCCGTTGAATTCAATCATCTTACCAACAGGCAAACCTCCATGAGGACGGTTACTAATTGCTAGATCCAGAATAGAAGAACCTGTACTAATCCAATCGCTGATCTCGGCAGGATTTTCTTGCTCATCTAAGAAATAAGCAATCTTACCGCCATCTTTGTTTGCTTTGTTTAGTTCATTTGCCAACAACTCAACTAATTCGTCTCGTTGTCCAGACTCTTTTGTAACATTCTTTTTTGCCATAACGTATATAACTAGAAAGCCGGTAGGGTATAAAAACTCTACCGGCTTATTTTTATTTTTTAAGAGTTAAACAAATCATCAAATGCTTGTTCTACACTATCCTTACCTTTTGCTTTAGCAGCAGTTGGTGAAGACGGAGCTGGAACAGCCTTTGCTGGCACATCAAATGGAGCTTCATCATCTCCGTCAGATGGTGCAGCTGCGGTTGATACAGTTGCATCAGCTGATTCAGTATCTGGATTCAACCACTTATCCATAACTTCCTTAAGTTCTTCGTATGAGAGTTCTGGGAATAGATCCAAGATGTTTACTTGAGCCTTTAGTGCTTCAAGCAACTGACTGTTTTTTGGATCAACCGCAACACTCACATTTGGCTTAACACGAATGCTGGTTTCTGGGAAACTAGCTCCGCCTTCAGCTGTCTTGAATTCTACAACAATATCACGACCACTTGTTAGATCAGTAATATCACCGAAGTCAGGATCGCTGATGATCGATAAAAGTTCTTGATAAACTTGCTTACCAAATCCCCAGAACTTAACTCCTTCGTGTTCTTCGCCACGTACAATTACAGGAGCAAATGTACGCATCTTTGGTTCCATCTTACGACCCATCTGCCAATCTTCCTTAGAACCAGTCTTCTTCAAACGGTTACTAAACTCAACGATTGGATCTGGACGACCAAAACTATCAGGAGACAGATAGGTCTTGTTGTTGATGTTATAATGGAACTTTAGTTCGATGAACGGATTATCTGGTTCGTACTTATAAGGAACGATACGAACTACTTGTTTACCGGGCTTTGGTTTCCAAATCAAGTTAGATTTTTGATTTGTGTTTGAAAGAGAGTTCAAACGACTCTTTAGCTTACTAATGTCTAATGCCATAATTTATTTAATTGTTTAATTGTTAATTAGTTAATTATTTTAACCGAATCACTCGACTCGGTTTATAACCAACCTAAAATCAGTGTACACTAGGTACAAACTGAAATCAAGTCAAAAATATATATCAAACTTCGGAGATAGAAAACAGTTTTAATGGAACTATTTTTACACCAATTTCATTGGTTAGTATAATACTGTTTTTATATAAATCCCAATTTAATTGAAAACTTTTATCAAATGTGCCGTCATTTTCATCAGCAATTAACTTATTCATTGCGTTTAATGTATACAATGTATTTGTTTGCTTTTTACGATGTATGCTTATTGTTCCTTTATATCGATTAACTTGTTCACGTTTTTCTACATTGAACGTTAGATATAATTCCCGAAGATTATTTTCGTTAGCAAATATAAAGATCTTATTATCAATCAATTTATATTGTTGTGGTATTTCATTCAATACGTCTGTATATTGACTACTATTGGAGAATGTACAAAGCAGTTGTTTTTGTATCATGGTATTTCAAATTCAAATTTACCGTCAATTTCAGGTTCCATATCAAAATAATTTGCAAAATGTTCAAATCCCTTGTCTAAAATTTGTTTAACGGTAATTGATATTTTTATAACCATTCGTTTGAAAAATTCTTTTATTTTGTTATAGAATACATTTAATGCACTCTTAGCGGACGCAGATAGATTTTTTACAAACTCTAAACTGTTTTGTACTACGTTTTTAAATTCGGCGCCTAAATTGTTAATAAATGACATCAAACTTTCTTCTATTATTTGATTTTCCAATAGAAGATAATCAGTTTCGTCATATTGTTCTTTTAAGATGCCAATTCTAAGTGATCCGCCACGTTCATTTCCTCTGTCACGTACACCGAATTTAATTTTATTATAGTTATCGTCGATGAATTCATCTACTGTGTAAACCAAACAATCTCCTTGACAATCCCAAGTCATAATATGATCTGCTACACATTTTTCGCCAGCAGCAAATCTTTTTTCGCCGGTAGAAAATTCTCTCAACAATGCTTTTTTGTATTTATCTTCGGTAAAAATCTTATTTAATTCACCCAACATCTGTTGCATTTCTTTTTCTTCTATGTTGATGTCATTAACTGCATCTGGACTTTTAATCAACGATATTAAGTTATTTACAGCTTCTTTGGTTTTCTTTTGATCACTAGTGGTTGATAGTGTAGTCAAATTTTTATTAATAACAGCTGCATGTTCATAGTAAAATGACTTTTCCATTAAATGAGCAAGTGTCTCTGTAATATTTGCAACCATCTTGTTTTTAATATCTGGAAAGTCTTTCAATACTGCGGAAATTACGGTTGTTAATTCTTTATGTTGTGAAGATGCTATTTGTGCTCCACCAGCTTTCTTTGCACTACATTTTATGTTACCATTAATAATTAAATCTGTTTTAGATATCTTTGATATACCCGCAAACTCTTCAGATAATTTACATCCAGATGATCCCAATATTTCTACAGCTTTAACCGGAGCACTAATTTCTTTGTATTTACCACTTTTTAATTTATCAGCTATCTTTTTAGCAACTGTATTTTTTGATCCTTGTGGAGTATTAAATTCTTCACCTATATAGGCCTCCATTTCTCTAGCAGGACACGATTTATCCAAATCACTATTTGCTTTAGATACAAACTTATTTTTATATTTTTTGTACAATGTAGACAAAACTGCAATAGTTTGTACATCGTTCTTCTTATATTGAATTAAACGTTCATCCGACAAACTTCTAATTTTTACATATGTAGAAGCTGGTACCAAATTTACATTATTTGTAGATAGATATTTGTCGAAATCGACAAGTGTAAATTGTATATCTCTTCCTCTAGGAAATTTAAATGTAGTGAAATTGGTTGTTTCAAAAACTTTTTGAAAATAAAGTTCAGGCGGTATAGTCTTTCCAGCATCATCGGTTCCGGCTACTGGTTCATAAAATAAAACGTCTTTTGCAATTTTAAAGAAATCATTGTTATATTTTGGAGAAATTGCTTCTTTTATAGATTTTCTTATTACAGTGGTTTTTCTTGATTCGTCGTATACTTGCTCTCCAATCAAGTTACCTTCTGTATCAAACCATTCGTATCCCTTTTTGTAGAATCCAAACTTTTTAGCTTCATCTACACTATAATTTACAAGAGGAGATTGACCCGTCAACACAGATTGTACCGCTATTGCATCCAATTCTTTTTCTCTAGGAGTTCTTTTATCTTGATCTGTGTCAACTATCTTTTTGTCCAATGCTTGATCTATAGGAACAGTTTCATCTTTATCGTCTTGTTTTGATGTGTCAGATTTTGTATCTCCGCCAGCTTTAATGTCTGATGGGGGTTCTGTAAAAATATTTGTTTGAGCTTTTTTAGGATTTTCAGCAAAGTGAGTACCTTTATTTACAGCACGATCACGATATTCTTTGCTTGGAAACGTAACAAGTATGCCATCTTTGTTATATGCTTGTCGATCTGGGAATCTACCAGCTTCAAATAAATTAGAAGTTTTATCGACTACGAAATTAACATCGTATCCAAGCGTTTCGAGGTATTCTTGCAATACAAAAACATGTTCTTGATTTTTAACATCAAAAACCCCGTCC